TTTTACAGTGGCGGTCGCACGGCAATATACTTTATTCCAACTGGCTTAATTATTACGTATATCAAGGAGTGCCATACGATTTCGTAAATAATGGCGCAATCCTAGGAAAATAAAGGGTCTGCGGAGTTTTCGTAAAATCGTAAAAAATATAAAATTCTATGTATTTTAATGCATTTTAATGCGAAAAGTGTGTAGTAACTGTGTAGTAACCACCCCAAAAAGTGTGTAGTAAAAATTGTATATAGAAAAGCCATTATATGACACAAATATGAGAAGAACATGGAAATGCTCTTCTCTTTTTTTATGCCACAATTTAGGCATAAGGAGATGATGTTATGTTTGATGATGAAGTAAGAGAACAAATATTTGCTAAAAGCGAGTTACAGAAAATCGACTTAATGACATTATCCCTTGTCATTAAAGCGATAGAGGAAGTTTTGGAGGATAACAAAGATGAACATGCCGTATCAGCAACCAATGATGAATTATACACCTAATTATGGAGCATATCAGTACAACCCAATGGCAAACTATCAGAGATACCAACAGCCCGAACCGACACAAGGAATAAGTGGCAGAGTAGTACAGGCAGTTGAGACCATTAATCCCAACGAGGTGCCAATGGACGGCAGTGTAGCATTTTTTCCAAAACAGGATTTAACAGAGATATATGCCAAGAGTTGGAATGCTGACGGAACAATCCGCACGTTGACTTTTAAACCGGTTTTGAATGATAAGACAGACATTTTATCAGGTGACACGGAAAAGCTTGAATTTGACCTATCAGAGAAAGCCACAGAGGGTATTATGGCAAAGCTCAACGAACTGTCTGAGAAAATTGAGCAATTATCTTTAGGAGCGCAAAGAAAAACTTCGCGAACTCAAAGTAAGGAGAGTGAAAAAGCATGAATGTAATGGGAATAATGCAACAGATAATGAGCAATAATCGTGTAATGGGAAATCCAATGATTAAGAACGCTATGAGCATGGCTCAAAGCGGAAACAGCAAGGGAATTGAGCAGATGGCAAGAAACCTATGCAAAGAAAAAGGCATTAACCCTGATGATGTAATGAAGCAGATTAGAGGTAATTTTGGGATATAGCATATGAGAGAACGTGCGCACGGCTCTTTATGAAATAAATTTTGGAGGTAAAACAGATGTTCAACACAGGAAATTGTCCAAGCGTACCTATCGTGGCGAATTTGGACGGAAACAACGGAAATAACTGGAATGACGGCTCTTGGCTTTGGTTCCTTATCGTAGTATTTGCGATATTCGGAGGCTGGGGTAATGGCTTCGGTGGTTTCGGTGGTGGCACTAATGGTGGTGTCGGTAGTGAAATTCAGAGAGGCTTTGACAATCAGGCAGTTGTCAGCAAGTTAGATGGCATTTCCAACGGCTTATGTGACGGCTTTTATGCCATGAACAACAGTATGCTCACAGGCTTTAATGGTATTAACACAAATATCATGCAGACAGGCTACGGCATACAACAGGCAGTAAACGCTGATACAGTCGCTAATATGCAGAATACCAATGCTTTACAGTCACAGCTTGCTAACTGCTGCTGCGAGACGAGAGAAGCCATCCAAGGTGTAAACTACAACATGGCTACTAACACTTGCGCTTTGCAGAACACAATGAACAATAATACAAGAGATATTATTGACAGCCAACAGGCGGGAACAAGAGCAATTCTTGACTTCCTGACAAATGACAAGATTGCAACCTTACAGGCAGAGAACAACGATTTGAGAAGAGCAGCTTCACAGGATAGACAGAACGCACTTCTGACTACTACAATGGCAGCACAGACAAATCAGATTATTGATGCAGTAAGACCTACACCGGTACCATCATTCCCGGCTTCTAACCTTTATGGTTATGCATATGGCTGCGGTTGCAATACCGGCTGTAATTGCTAAAACTGAATAATTGAGTATCTTAATTGAGTTAACTCAATCTAAACCGATTAAAAACCGATTTTAGTCGAGGCTTAGTCCAAGTTTAGTCAAGAGTTAGTCGAGATTATGTCTGCTAAGCAGTATTACTTGATGTTACCGACACAAATGTCGGGAAGATAAAGGGCAGACTATAATGTTTGCCCTTTTGCACATTGAAAACAGAATATTAAGTTGATGGATTTTTAAAGTCGTGGTACAATTTTCAAAAAAGAAAGGAGTACCAAAATGGTTATTTTCAGACAACATAGAGGCGGATTAGCTGAATCCCTAGAAACAGCAAAGGAATTTGAAAGTTTTGATGATATGAAAAAATACATATATCAAATTCACAAAGACTTTTGTCAAAAGATAGGAGCAGTAAATGCACCGTTTGAAATGTCAGACATTGTAATTGACCATACTTCAAAAACAGAAGATGTGAGAACAAATTGGCACGATACAATGTATGTTTGTGTTAAACGATATGGAGACGAAGATTATATTAAAAAATATGGAACTCCGCAATGCATAGGAATGTGTGCGACAGACTACAAAAAGTAATAATGGATTTTCAAGCCATCAACTAATATTCAGTTGGTGGTTTTTTATTTTGTGAAAGAGAGGTAAAGATAATGGAAATAACAGGAATTGCATTACAGACTGTTTCAGCCGGAGAAGATGTGGCATTTACAGAAACACCAGTATGCGGAACTAAATGTATCGTCCACAGACAGGGAAGTGGAATTATTAAGCTAAGAGGTGTTACAAATCAGTGCAAAGCTAGATTCTTAGTATCGTATTCCGGCAACATTCAGATACCTACAGGCGGTACAGTTGAAGCTATCTCGCTTGCCATTGCAGTAGACGGAGAGCCTTTACAGTCAACACGAATGATAGTTACTCCGGCAGCAGTCGAGAATTTCTTTAACGTATCAGCTCAAGCCTACGTGGATGTACCTTGCGGCTGTTGCAGTACTGTAGCAGTGCAGAATACATCAGCACAGGCCATTGAAGTACAGAACAGTAACTTAATTGCTGTTCGTGAAGCGTAGGGGGTGAGAGTATGCACATTGAAAGAATGCACAAAATGCAGGAGTGCCTTACAGAGAAAGCCGTCAGCGAGTTTGAAAAGGGCATTGAAAATGTTGACACTTCCGAAATGGGTGAGGTCGTGGATATGATAAAAGACCTTGCAGAAGCTGAGTATCATTCAATAATTTCCAAGGCTATGAAAAAGGCTGATGAAGAGGAAGAAGAGTACGACAAAGAACTCCTAAGAAGTCTTAAGGCAGAATATGGCGAAGAAAGTGGTAGAAGATATTACGACCAATATCGCTATGCAAATGGCAGATTTGCCCCTAAAGGTCGTGGAACACGTAGGGGATATGAAGAACCGCCATATTATCACATGCCGGTAAACTACAACGACATGGAGTATATGCGTGACATGGATAAGAGCCAAGGTAAGATGTACTACTCTGAACCGATTGCACCACATGTGAGTGAAAGCAATTATGACAGGGCAAAGAGACATTATACCGAGACAAAGGAAATGCACAAAGGAGCTTCAACAGAGGACAAAGAGCATAAAATGAAAGCCCTTGACATGTATATCCGTGAATTAAGCGGAGATATATCAGAGCTTTTAAACGATATGACACCCGATGAACGCAATCTTTTGCGCACCAAGATGAGCAATCTTGCGTCAAAACTGTAATTATTAAGGCTATGGGTAGTAATGCTCATAGCCATTTTTAGAGGGTATAAGCATGGATATAAGAGTTAATGATACATTGTGGCACATACAATTTAAAAAGCCCACATCAAGCGAATTAAGGCGGTCTGACGGTACGATAAGTTTAGGAGTGACTGATAATACAACCAAGACAGTAACGATAGCTGATAATGTGTCTGATTACATGGCTGACAAAATACTATGCCATGAGCTAGTGCATGTGTACTCATTTTCATACGGCTGTGACATCGACATAGAGGCAGAGGAAATAATCGCAGACTTTATGAGCTTGTATGGACGGAATATTGTATACACGGCTGACAAAATATTTAATTTATTGGAGCAGAAATATGGATAAAATAGACAGACTATTAGAATACATACACCGGACTAATCCGGAAATGACACGGCAGAAATTGATTGAAGAACTAGGAGAGAGTGACTACAGTGCCAAGAGCATTTACTTTTTGGCGATTCAAAATTCAAAATCCCTAAAAATTTTAGGATGAATTAAGTGCCCCCGTACCTTTGGTTTTTCGATTTCAAAAATCCGTTTGCAAAATTTTACAAAAACTTGCCGAGAACTTGCAAAGAACTCGCACCGCACTTTAATTGAGTAAAGTTTTCTGAAAATTCAAACATTTTCCATGATTTGGTGCGCCTGACTCGTTAGATATTGCACCCGGCACAACTTGCCACGGCTTGGCAGCTTAAAGCTCTACAACTATATCGTAAAGCGCTGTAAACGGCTTGCTTTACGGCTTATTATAGCGCACTCGATAAAATCCACGCTAACACGTTTAAAAGTCCTTAAAACGTCAAATACACGGCTTTAAATGTGTATATCATAAAATCATAAACCGTTTTTATCTATTTGTCAATGTACATATACCCGGATGCATAGCCGGGTAGTTTGCGACAGCTCCAACGGCTGCACGCTTGATTTTAGGCACAACAAAAAGGGATATAAATATCCCTAATGGTAACGCGTGATATATTTCCCGGCTTGATAGTCACAAAATAATGTGACCGGGTGAACGTGTGCGCGCTTTTCTACGACTCGTAACCATTCACCGCTCCTTTGAACTGTTATTTTTAGTTCATGTGACTCCATCCACTCTATACAGTCGTATTTGATATAATCAAAGTCACTTATTTTTGGCATTTCATAGCCTAGTGCCTTGACTCGCTTATATATTTCTTTTTTCCCCAAATATTCATATTTTGACATAATACACCCCCTAATTATAACAAGCCTTAATTATTGGACTTATATAGTTTTTGTGATTCAGATAGTTAGTAAAAGCCGTCCGGCGGTATTCCTTGCCACTAATAAGCGCGGTAACATCGTCACACGCGCCCGACTCTGCGACAGCTCTAAAAATGTCTGTTATCGCTTTACGTGTGGCGCGCTCGCTTGCCTGATATTCCGGTGCGCTTTGATATTTGCCGTTGTAGCGTGCTCTTATTTCACGTTCTACAGCGTCAAGCGTAGTTAGTTCGTTATCCATTCATTAACCCTCTTTTCTATTCGTGCATGGTTTATAGTTGCTTTTGACCTTTTCGCGGTCTGTCGTGCGTTAATCTGTTTTTATTAGGTGGTAACGCAAAGCACCTATAAAGGGCGCACAATTGTTTTTTCAGGCGTTGCGCCTCTTGAGCCTGATGTAAATATAAAGGCATTTACAAAACCTCTTGGCGCGATTATTTACCGGACGCGCGGACGGAGTACAATATATACAGCCGTAAAGCTGTATAAAAGCACCTATAAATAAAATAATTAAATTGATAATATAAGACCTGAAAAGCCTTATATATAAAGCTAATAGCCGGAATCGAACCGGCTTAAAAATCCCTTGATATTAGCTATTTAATAAAAAAATAAAAACAAACCGCCGTACCCAATAACAAGGCATGATATAAAAAGCCCGAAAGCCTTTAAAAGCTCGATTAAATCTCTCATAACTGCACCCCCTAACAATAACAAAAATCACCTTGTAGCCCGGTTGTAACAATCATTTTTCCATCTTTACGGCGGTAAACTACACCACAACCGCCGTCACTTAAAGACCAAACAAGCCAGCCAGCCGGAGTTATTTTTTCATGGTTCTTATAATCATAAAAAGCATAATGCGGTTTTATTCCGCTTTTTTCCTGTTCAAGTGCATTGTTTATAATTTCATTGTCTGTTAATAACAACGCTTTTCCGTTTTTCTGTCGTCCGCAATATCTCATATATTTGCACCTCGCTAATTTGCTAAAATCTGTCTAGCTGTATTAAATACGTAAAGCCGGTTGAAGGGGTGGCGCTTGAAGTCTCCATTTTCTGCAATTGTGCGCCCGATATTTTCATATTTGAGACTTACAACCGTTAAGTATTTCTCTAGCAACTCATCCGGGCATTTTAGGCACTCAATAGCGTTTTCTATTGTGCTTTTATTACTATTGCAGTGTATGCCCTCAATACGTATTTCTTTTTCTTTTTGCAGTTTGTCAAATTCTTTCAGTAGTTCCGCTTTTGTCATATAATCAACCATCCTTTCATTATGCGCCCTGTCTCATCGGCGCAGGTGGGGCAATCCCTACAGACCGCCCAAAGTGGCGGTTTCGACTATTTTATTTGTTCCGCAATCTGTGCATATATAGACGGCTTAGATTCGTCAACCTCTTTATAGACGCATCCACTATATACTTTATTTGTTGACCCTTTGCAAGATTTTCCGAAGTTCTTGCAGTTGTAGCACATTGGGTTGTACTCCAATGCTTCAATGGCTTTTTTGCGTGCCTTGCTTCTTTCTATCTGTTCATTTGTTACAACCATTATATATTTTTCCATGTTCAAAACCTCGCTTTCATTTTCTACGGTCTGCCATCATCAGAGCCGGGAGACCATCCCACGGCTGACGCTCCAGGCGGAGCGTTTCGACTATGCTATTCTAACAACTGCATTTTTGATATTTGAGAAGTGAAAAAGTTCCCCAGTTTCAACGTTTTCAAATATTACAGATGGCGCAAATGTTTCAAATGGTGCAAATATTTCACCGTTGCAACTGTATGGTAACTTCTCTGTATTCCAGTCAATTCCAAGTTTTCCGTTTTTCTCGTGCACGCAAAAAGTCTTACCATAGTTTCTAGTTTGTATCTCCTTATTGTGTAAATCGTATAAATGCACTTTGATTGTATCGTTTGTTTTCATATTTAGACCCTCTTTCTTATCTGTTTACTATTTCGTAAATCTGCGCCAATTTACAATATTCTTCACATTCTTTTTGTTTTGAGCACTTGGAACAATCATTTTCGTAAGTGCCGCAAACCTTTATTAACTCTTTCTCAAGTTCTTCGAGTCTTTCCAATTTCTTCATATTCTTACATCTCCTTTAGTTTGTTTGCTTTGCAAACATATTTTGCAATCAGTTTTTCGTTACTGCTGATTTGCTTTAATTTCTCAATCCTGTTATTAATCTTATTGGTAATATATGACAACCATTTGTCAAACTCTTCTTTGCTGTGCGCTTCTTTTGACGCTACACCATCAGCAAGATAAATAAAATCTTGGTCAAGTGCTTCTGTAAGGCTTTTCGCTGATACAAACATATTTTTTACCTCCATATTGTAAACTATTTTGTTCCTTGTCTTTCGACTTGACTAAAGTATATCAAACATTAAGCACTAACACAATTGACATAATACATAAAATTAGGCACTAATATTTGCACTACTTTTGTGCATTTTGATTAAGCACTAAAAATATATTGATATTAAGCACGTTTTATAATATAATAATATAAATAAATATAGAGAGAGGTGTATTAAATGAACGATATAAAGGAAATACAAGCGCAGAAAAACCGCGAAGCCGTGAAAAAATGCATGAAAAATAAAGACAGAATAAATATTATTCTACCTTTGGGCACAATAGACAGAATAAACGCATACGGCCTAAAAACAAGCGCTTTTGCCCGCGAACTTATTTTATCGGAACTTGACAAAATGGATAGAATGAAGAAATAACCATATTACATATAAGGCACTAATATATAGTGGTAAGGGTGTAAAATGACAAAGCAAGAAATAACTGTAAAAATATCGCAACTCGTCAACTACAATGTTAATAAAGAGGGTATAACCTGTAAAGAGCTTGCAGCACGAAAAAAATTAAATTACAAATCGATTAACGCATACGCCAACGGCACGAGGATCCCGCGCTTACGTAATTATATTATAATATACGCAATGTTTGCGGATAATTTGACGAGGCGTGACGCAGAAAAAGCAGCAAGCAAGACAATTAATAGTTTTCTTGATGAAATTGCAATTTTATTTTCAAAAGGCTATAGGTATGCGGATTTTGAGCAGATAACAGGAATCCCGGACGCAATTTTTTATAAATATAGGAAAAGATTAGTTAAAGATGTATCATTATTACATGCGATAATTATAATTGAGTGCTTTAATCTAAATTTTAAAATCCCGGGCTTAATTGATTAAGCACAAAATGCGTAAAAAAGTATTGACATATTAAGCACTAATGCATATAATGTACTTGTAACAAGTCAACAAGTTTGAAAGGAGATAAAGCATGAGTAAATTTAAATTGATGACAGAAGAACAAAAAGAAGCGATTGAGTGGCTAAGAGTTCAAAAGGAATTTTTAAGCGACAACAAAAGGGATATTTTTATCTCCGAAAGTGGCAATTATCCGCTTATAGTTGATTTATTAAGCGAGACAAGCGCCGACAGTATTAATAATCGCTTGAGTGGCTGCAATTTGCCCGTAATTGGCTTTGAGCCGGTTGAAGATGTGGCAGACGATAGCACGTATAAGTTGGACGGCTTGAACTACGAAGAGGCTGAAAGTCTTGCACTTGAATATATGGACCGCATAAATCAGCTAATCTGTGAATATTTAGGCAAGTACTTTTTTAAGTCGGTTTTATGACCAGCTTTTTATTTTTATATAATATAATTAATATATATGTGTGTGATGTGGTATATATTAATCAATACAGTTATTGTTATATATCCAATAATCAGTATATTGACAAAATAAGTATATTTGATTATTATTATCTTGAATTTAATTAATAAGCGAATGCCGGCTAGCTCGTATTACTTGGAATTGTTCCAGGTGGTGCGAGCTTTTTTTATTTTATGATTTTGAGGTGCTAAAATGGAAAAAATTAAAGGAAATATAACTAAACATTTAATTGCTGATTTTGGCACTTTCCAGCTCTATCGGGAGGACTTCGAGAGGGCTATAGAACAGGCTTGTCAAGAACTGCAAATTGACGATTTGAAAAGCGAGGGTCAAAGACCTTGGAAAGCTGTTTGTAAAAGAGTCGGAGAGATTATATTTAATGATAACAGTATATTAAAAGATAAACAGTTATATGATAATACATGTATGTTAACTAACTACAATAGATATAATTATAATATATTAAATAATATATGTGATGAATATATATATATTAGTGATAAATATAACAAGCTATGTAGTACTGTTGCATTTAGTAATTGGTGTAATATAGATTGTGGTGTTATAGATAATTGGAGACTGAATAAAGAGTCAAGTCCTAAAAGTTATGAGATTTGGCAAAAATTGCAAGGAATCCGTAAAGATTGTATCAAGGATAGAGCATACGACAATAAATCCCCTGTCGGTGCTATGTTCGTTGGTAATAATGAATTTGGCATGAATCAGCCGGGAATTGGCTACGAGGCTACACAAGCAAGAGCGTTAACCGCTAATGAATTGCCGCAGTTAGGTGGTGCAAATAGTCAGAACATTAAAGCATTACCGAGCGATAACACGGTTGATAATGCCAAGTAATTGTATATGCAATACACACAATTCTAAACCCTTTATTTACAAGGCTTTGAGAGCTATTGAGTTATTACAACTATGCGCAAAACAGTTGTTTAGCGAAGAGTTGAAAGGGTATAGATGAATTGTATATGCAATAGATACAATTTAAAACGCTTGATGTTTGAGAGCTGAGCAGCGCACGTATTGGGTGCCCTGGGGGTGTATACGAAAAGCGACAAACAGCCCCACTTAGCCCCTCAAATATCCTCAAAAACAAAAAGGCCTTTGCTCATACCTTAACTGCACCAAGCAGTATTTATTATTATAACATAAGTTATATATTAATTAAACAACATACACAATAATAATATATATACATACAACTACGATAAAATAATAGTTATATATAATATATAACAGTAAAGGAGTTAACGGAGATGAAATTAACAGGATTTGAGTCGAGCAAAATTAATTCCGACATGGTAAATCACCCTAGCCACTATAACTTGCCTGACCGTAAAGAGTGCATTGATGAAATGATTGACATTTACGGACTTAAAGATGTGGCGAAATGGTGTGAGATTACTGCATACAAGTATAAATATCGTGCCGGGCATAAAGATAGCTTCACGCAAGATATACAAAAAGCTTCATGGTACATGGTTAAAGCTCGTGAGCTTAAATCTAAGCATAGATGGGAGATTTTCAGTAAGATTGCTGACAGATACTTGCCAATGTTCATTAAAGGTATTTTTACATGGATTATGTTATTCTGTATGTTTCATGCGATACTCTTTTCTGACCGATGCTCGATGGCTGTTTCAATAGTGTTTTTAGCTCTTGCGTGCATAACTGAGGCAGTATTGAAAGAAAATAAAGACGATTAGATTTTGAGGTGTAAATCATGTTTGTATTAAAAATTGCAACAACAGTATGGCTAGCATTAATTGCTTTTGGAATGGTAAATGCCACATTAAACGAAAAAGTGACAGTCAGTACAAGACTTCTTGGTATTGCGGTAATGTTTGGTCAGATACTTGCCATAGCATTCATGTGGCAGTAAATATAGGGCATTCGCCAAGCGGTAAGGCACAGGATTTTGATTCCTGTATACGTTGGTTCAAATCCAACATGCCCTGTTCGGGGTTTACTTGGTTCCCCGACATTGGACTTAGTAGTTCCTTTCACCCTCATAGTGGAAAACTGTTAAGAGCCGTCACAAGGCTCGTGAGGGTTTAATCGTGTATAATCCCACAATGCACGAGCGTGAAAGCCAACCTGTCGCAAAGACATCTGTAATAGGCAGAGTAGACATATATACCCCCTTTAATTAATTGTTAAACTAGGGCAACTCAAATCAAATGAGTCTTAGGTGAGGTGCAATTCCTCACATGTCCTTTGCTGTAGGTTTCGTTAGTTCTTTTCCTACAGCACATACAAATTTATATCTCCGGAGGGTGTAGCCACTCCTTAGACTTCACCCTCATTATCGGCATGTAGCTCAGTGGTAGAGCAGTCGGCTATTAGCTGATTTGTCGTGGGTTCGATTCCTACCTTGCTGATTAAACTTACGACAGGGGTGAACCTTGCCGTAAGCGGTAGAAAGTCCGCATGAAACTGTACAATGTAGCGCAAAAGCAGTTTCAATATAACAGTCACGCTACGGCTGTTATATTTTGCCGATATGGGATAAAGGTATTCCAGTAGCTTGCTAAGCTATCCAACAGAAATGTTGTTCGTGTTCGATTCACGATGTCGGCGCTCTCGCGTGTAAACTGAAAAGAGAAATAAGTTGTTGGTTATCTATATTTCTTAAAACCATCTACATGCGAGTTGATGTGTGGCGGAATGGGTAAACGCTATAAACGAAGTAGGTACTGTACCAAACAGAGTTCATGTGAAAGCGAAGCATGAATAGTCCTTAAAGGTTTCTGAATCAGTATTATGTGTGGTTCAAATCCACACCACATCAATCATATGTTGGTTTAGTACGAGCGGTTATATCTTGAATAGCGGTTGCGTAATGCTGGCTGGTCCGCAATAGAGCGGTTTCGGAAAATAAAATAAAACACACAAAAACAAGTTGCCAGTAGGTACGCGCGACCGAAAGCAATGGGGTGAGACACTTCAAAATTCTGTAATGTGTTTTGGGAAACCTTTTGATGGAGTGTATCTTGCCTTTTCGGATAGTAGTTCAGTTGGAAGAACAACCACTGCAATAGCAGTAATTGAGGGAGCCACAGGTTCGATTCCTGTCTATCCGATTACAACAAACTAGGTGATGCAGACCGAAAAGCACAAGCCTTAGTGCCTGTTTGTTGTTTTGTTAATAAGGCTATTATCAGAAAGGCAGGTAATAATATTATGAATTTTGCAGAAAATGAAAATTCAAGAATACTTCCTAATGTCCAAACCCCTATAATCTATTTTCTTATGGATGGGGATGAGGTTGTTTATGTTGGACAATCTAAAATAGGATTAGCAAGACCATATTCACATAAAGATAAAAAATTCACCAAAATAGCAATTATTAATTGCAAAGAAAGTGAATTGGATGATAAAGAAACAGAATTTATCAAAAAATATAAGCCGAAATACAATAAAATGGCGGGGAAAAGCGATTATTCATACGCTAGAATAAAAACAATAATCAAAAACCAAACGAATATTCGTAACTTTAATGTGTATGATGTAAGAAAGCTTGTGACAAAACTTGGATTGAAAACTCATATTTTCAATGGGAGCATTTATATAAACGCAGAAGATTTTGATAAAATGTTTGCTTTTGTAAAAGAAACAAGTAACGGAATTGCGAACAAGGAAGAATGGAAGAAAAAAGTATTTTAATTTAATTCGGTAAAATCAGTTGCCTAGTGATTGCAACACGAAAAGCGGAACCGTGACCGCCTGACAGCTGTTTTTATATAAATCACGGAGTTATCGGTACGGAGGTAATTTATGAATTTTAATGAACTTTTTGTAGACAAATCAAAGACACTTATCATAAATACTGATTTAGCACTTGTTTTAGGAGATTTAAACGAGGCAATAGTGTTAAATCAATTAAATTATTGGCTAGGAATTAACAGAAAAGCCGGTAAAAATTTTATTGACGACAGATATTGGGTATATAACTCATACAGCGATTGGAAAGCTAAAGATTTTCCGTATTGGAGTGAAAAAACGATACAGAGAACATTCACAAGGCTTGAAAATAAAGGAGTTGTTGTATCTGCTAATTATAACAAATTGGGTATTGATAAAACAAAGTGGTACACAATAGATACTGAAAAATTACAAGAGCTTGTGGATGAATTTAATTCCGATGAGGACAAAATGACAAATCGACAAGACAATATGACAGACCGACAGGACAAAATGACCTGTCGAGAAGGACAATGTGACAGACCATTACCAGAGATTACTACAGAGAATATAAACAGAGAATATAATTCAGAGATTACAGGAGAGGTACATACATCTGTTTCCGAGAAACAGACGGCAAGAGTTACCCGAAAGGATATGCAAGCAAAGATAGATGATATGCTCTATAGATTCTCTGAAATCTGTGACAACAACATTGAAAACAAGACAGTCGGAGAAGCAGTCAAAAACGCATTTTGCAGATACATGAACCTGTACGAAACATATTTTTACAAGTTTCATCCAATCTTGACCGATAAGACATTGACTAATGTATGTCTGTCGCTTTCTAATGTGACCGATACAGAGCATAATCACTTTGAGTGGACAGATGTTTACTTAACAGACGAAACAGGGCTTACAGGGCTTGATAGAATGGTTAACGAGCATTTCAGACGAACACATAGAAGAGAGACTAACTACTCGATAACGCATTTTGCTAAAAGCGACTATCTGTTACAGTTGGCGCAAGGCATTATTGAGTACTAAACGGAGGTATAAATATGGCAAAGGGAGTTAAGACACGAAATATTGATTCATTCCGAGAGGGATTGATGGAATATGCATATGGCAGATGTTCACAGGCACAAGCAGCAAAGATAGCCGGTATGAGTGTACCGACATTTAGGAAGTACGCAAATATGCATTTTTTAGGCATTCCGTTTCCCGACACACTGTTTAAGACAAAGGAGAAATGAGAAGCATGTGTGAATTTTGCGAAGATATGGCAATGAACGATGATGAATATATGAAAAAAGATACGCCGGCGGAGATTTTATTTGCAAAGATGAAAATGGATTCGGAGTGTTGATTGACACAGGAGACAGTGGTTGCCTTGGATATATAAAAATCAATTATTGCCCTATCTGCGGTAGAAAGTTGGTGTAGTAATGGCGGAACCTTTGAGCAAATTAGCAGAAAAATGTAAAAGTTGCCCTAAATCTGAAAAATGCGACCATAAAAGAATGGAGTTATGCGCTTTAGCGGATTTGCCACCACAAAATCTTGCAAGTGCTACACAAGGCATTTTGATAGACAATATGTCGCCTGTATTGAGGGAAGAAATAAAAAGCCCTTTAAGCCCATTTGGGTACAAAGACGAATTGGAAAAAGCACTAAATGATTTCCATTTTGGAAATAGGTTTATGTATGGTGCTTAGGAAGTTGGCGGAAGAATGAAAGCATTAGAAGAAATATTTTTTAGAGCTTGCGTGAATGAACAGAAAAGAAAATTGCCTTCAAGCAATCGAGAATTGAGCATAAGAACTATTGGAAATATTTTTGAAAGGCTTGGATTCTCATATAAGCAGTTAATGTATTATGTCAGAAAGTGGTCTGACAGGGGATTTTATGATTACGGAGTAACACTTGACTTGGGATGGTTTGAATTTGACAAACTGACCGGAGAATATAAGCGGATTTATGATTCTATGACAAGTACGGACGGATGGGAAGATGGGGAGTTGGCAAATTATATTGTCAGAAATTCTTTTAAACGAGATAGAATAACACCACTTGATATTCTGTATATGTACGGATTGGTTTAAAAGGCGGTGGAAGAATGAAACATCAAAAAGAATGGCGCACTTGCGACAGGTGCGGAAAAGAGATAAAAGTAGGGCTGTTGGGTACAAACTCAATCACGAGAAACGGTGTATTGAATACAACCTACGATTTATGCAATGAGTGCATGGAAGATTTTTGGGGGTTTATGAGAAATGAAACTGACAGTCGGAAATAGCGTATATGAAATGAAGGCAGAACAATTAAAAGCTGTTTTACATGTTGCAAGTAAACAGGTTCCGTTTGGAATTTATGCAATCAGCAAAAAAGGCATGGCTATTCTTTTGAAGGAAACCTATTCCACCAATGAGGAACTGAAAAAGGCTGTTTCTGATTATGCGATGAAAGGATTTAAGGTTTATTATAATGAGCATGGCAGAAGTAATTAAATCAATAGAGCGTGAAGCGTTTAGAGAAGCACAATCACACGAAATAGGCGGTTTAAATGGTGAACCTATAGAAACATCTGAACTTCACGATATGACTATTGACATTGATATTTCAGTTGATGCAGTCAATGAGTATGCAAAATCAATTCTAGGCAGATACCCGAAAAATAATTATGAATTTTCAAGAGCATTAGCAATGAAAATCCTAGAGGAAACAAAATCATTAGCGAATAGTGAGGAGAAAGAGTGAGATTATGAAATATCAAAGCACAATGCTTTGCGGTAACATATCCGGTGGCTATTTAACAAAGACGCCATGTATAAGCAAAGATGATTCAATTCCGGAATGGCTTAGAAAAACCGTCGAAAGAGCAATAATTGATGGAATTGTGGAGGACAGCAAAGATGAATAAACCTAGATTTCTTTTTGGAGATATTGTTGTTGTAAACAAGTCAGACATAGGAGTTATCTGCAAAACGTGGGAAAAATCAGACGGAAAATACGAATACGAAGTTTATGTAAGACTTGCAAACAGTATAATTACATTCGCGGAAGAAGATATTGACAGGTACAGAGTAAGACATAAATATCTTAACGAAGAGGAAATGGAATGGCAGTGGAATTAAATGGCTGATTATCAGCAGAAAGGAATATATTATGAAAAAGAAAATTTTGGCAGTTGTATTAGGATTGACATTGTGTTTAGGAATGACCGGATGCGCGTCATGGAACAGGGCAGTAACAGATATGAAAAGTGATGTAAATGGCGGTATGCAAAGAACAATTACTGTATACACGGCAGACGGCAAGAAACTTGCAACATATGAGGGAAAGATTGATATTGATACAAACGATGGTGGATATGTTAAGTTTGATTTTAACGGCAAGAGATATATCTACTACAACTGCTTTGTAGAAAGCATTGCGGATATTGATTAAGCAATATTACCGACTACGGACTAATCGTAGTTGCTGACCTTGGAAAGATAAAGGTTGATAAAACATAGAAAAGGAGACGGAGAACATGAAAAAATTATTTGTAAGTGTGCCGACGAAAGGCAGAACAGAGGAAGAAATCAAAGCTAGTATTCAGAAGATGAAAAAGATTGCTGAAATCTACGAGGGCGAGGAGTTAGAGCTTATCGACAGCTACATTGAGGATAACCCACCTAAAGGCAGCAAGGAAGCTGTATGGTATTTAGGCGAAAGCCTTAAGAAGCTGGCACAGGCTGATGTATTCATTGGAATTGATGAAGCATATGATTGGAATGGCTGTTGTATTGAAAAAGATACAGCGTATAGATATGGCATTAAAATGTATATAGTTCAAGCGAGGGACGTAATTGATAATTATAATGTGCTTTTACAGATATCAAATCCTATTTGCTTTGACGCAATGCCAACATTCTAATAAAAATTTTACCGGCTAACAAATGGAACTAGTCACTACTCTAAATAGTGGGAAGGACGAATGACCATGATAAAAACTGTTATAGCGATTGTAATTATAATTATATTTGCCGTATGCGAAATCATAAATTTTATAAACTACAAGTTTTATTCAGAACTTATCGACGTAAAGTACAACAGAAACACAAAGTACAGAAAGTCTGGACACTTAACCCTTAAAGAAGCTAAGGAAAGATGCTATCCACAATGCAGATATGCGGTAGTAAATGTTGAATTTAGCAATTATCCATCATGGATTTGTAAAGATATTGAAGAGGCAAGAGAAAGAGTAAAAGATAGTTGTCAAAGATTGTATATTGTAGACTTTGAAGATGTGATATAGTTACACAATGATTTGTAGCGAACATAGCGTTGAAGAGATAATGATTAAAACAACAGAGTAATATATTACCGCCGTATAAGCGACTTACGGTGCTAACCTAGAAAAATTATAGGCAGAGGTCTATAAGCACCTTTGCTTTTTAAAAGTGGAGGTGCTTTTTCGTGGCTAGTCAGAGCCTTATTTCCACAGTAAACGGATATGAAAACTACATAAAGGATAAAGGAATAGACGAGCAAGTAATTAATGCCTATGTAGACGCTTGTAGTGTAGCCATAAACGGTGAGAAAGATATTGATTATGGACTACAACTCACTAAGAGGGCAAAAGAGCTTATAGAGAGCTTCTGCACGGCTAAAACAGGTGGTACGATTTGGGATTTGGAAAAATACGCATTCGACCACAAAACCACATATGAGCTGATAAACAAAAAATATGAGGTTTTGCTACTTGAAGCTCAAAACAAAATCGTTGACAGCTATTTTCAGTACATAGAGAAAAAGCGTGAGCCTAAAGACCGATTTTATATGCCACGTAGAAAGCAACTAATCAAAATCGGACTTGTGGACGCATTGCAAGGCATGATTGATGATAAATACGACATATTGTGCGTGAGCCTAGTGCCTGGAGCTGGAAAGAGTACGATTGAGAAATTTTTTCATTCGGCAGTTGCCGGCTGGTTTCCGAAAGATTACAGCCTATTTTATTCACACAGTGGTGACATTACACGAATGTACTATGATGGAGTATACGACATTGTTACCAATGATGATGATTATGCGTGGCATGACATTTTTCCTAATCTATCAGTTACAAGCACGAATGCCAAAATGGAGCAATTCAATATTGGCAAATACAAACCTTTTCCGTCAGTACAATGTACTTCTGTCGGAAGTAAGAATGCTGGAAAAGTCCGTGCAAGTAAATTTTTGCTAGTTGATGATATGATAGGCGGAATTGAGGAAGCCTTAAATCCTACAATACTTGATAAATTATGGGATAAATACGCAGTAGACGCAAGACAGCGTAAGACACAAGATACGGACGGAAAGCCATGTAAAGAGATACATATTGCCACTCGTTGGAGCGTACATGATGTTATCGGACGCATTCAAAACATGTATGTCGGAAATCCAAGAGTCAAAACAATATCGGTTCCTGATGTAGACCCGGTGACAGGAGAAAGTAATTTTGATTATGAATATGGCGGTTTTACAAAAGAGTTTTTTGCGGACCAACAATTACTCATGGACGAAATCTCTTACCGATGTTTGTATAAACAGGAACCTATCGAGCGTGAGGGCCTATTGTTTCCTGATGATAAAATCCGCAGATACTTCAATCTACCACATGGTGAGCCGGAAATTATCACAGCTCAATGCGATACGAAGGGAAAAGGCACAGACTATTTTGTTATGCCAATACTACAAAAATATGGTGAAGACTATTACTGCGTTGATTGCGTGTGTGATAATACGGCAGACTATGAAATGCAGTATGAAAATGCGTCAAACACATTAGTCAATAATCAGGTACAAGAGTGTGAGTTTGAGCGTAATGCCGGTGGTGACAGAGTGGCTATGGAAGTTAATAAGAGAGTTGAAAATAAAGGGTGGATATGCAACATCACTGATGTACCGACAGAAACTAACAAAGAAGCACGTATTTTTCAGTGTTCTAACTGGATTTTACAACATATTATTTTCAAAGACCAATCACTTTATAAGCCCAATGAGCCTTATGGAGTAATGGTATCACTGCTGAAACGATATTCAGTAACAGGCAAAAAACAGCTTGATGATGTTCCTGATGTTTTTTCAAACTTTGCCTTAAGAATGACGCAAGGCAGTAGAATAGCAAAGGTTGAAGCAGTACACAATCCGTTCAGAGGAGGGCTTTATTAATGACAAATACTTGTTTTATGTGCGGAGCCACTATCGAAATTGACAAAAAGCAAAAATATGTTTGTGAGGAATGCGACAGAAAAATAAAATTGTTGAAACAACTTACAAATGTGGATAAAGCAAAGGAAAAAATAGAGAAAAAGGCAAAACGAAAAAGAATTAAAGATTTAGATTATGAACAAGAGGCTTGCGAAGTTGCACGAAAAATAATGTCAGAGGGCTATGTTTTTAATAGCGTAAATGAAATTTGCTTTGCCATACAGCTTGAAAAAGAAAACATCAAATATTATCCAAATTACAAAATAGGCGAATGCAAAGTAGACTTTTTTATACCGGATTTAAAGAAGATTGTTGAAGTTGATGGCGAAATATATCACACAGATGAAAATAAGGATTTTTTAAGAGAAAGAAGGATAATGAGCTGTATTGACAATGGTTATGAGATTGTGAGAATACCGGCTTTGTTTGTGCCTGATTATATTCTATTGGGATTAAAAGAGGGTTTAGACTTTATAGTTGATAAAAGAAAGTTTGATAATAGATTTAGAGACACTCGGTTCGACAAGATATATTGGGAAGAATTTATTAATTATAAGTATGCAATGAGGAGAGCGAAATTATGAATACAAAAACTTACTTAAATCAGATTAGCAGATTAGATAAAATGATACAAAATAAGCTGTCTGAGATATACCGGCTTAAGACAATAGCATGTAGCGTTACTGTTTCAACGGACAAAGAGGCAGTTGATGTTTCATCTGACAAAGATAAATTAGGCAGTACAGTAACTAAAATTGTGGACTTGGAAAAAGATACAGATAAACTTGTTGATGAATTTATGAGAAAAAGAAATCATATTATCAGCCAAATTGACAGCATGGAAAATACTGACTATTATCACGTACTCTCAATGAGATATGTTAATCAAAACACTTTTGAAGAAATCGCACAGGCTACAAATTGGAGCATAAGAAAAATATTTACAATCCACGGCAGAGCCTTGCAAGAGTTTGAAAGGCTTTACGGAAAAGAATATCTTGAAAATGTGCAGTAGTGTGCATAGTTTTGCATATCATTGCATATATACACTTAAAAAATTGACAGTTATAATATAACTATGAAAAAATCGTAATTCGTTCATTGCGTAAAATCTCTTTAAGAAATAGCACTCACAGATTGTGGGTGCTATTTTTAGTGAAACGAGGACAACATGAATAATCAGAATATTGTACCAACAGGAAAACGAAGTGTAATGTGCCCTCGTTGCGGTAAATTGCTAACGTGGGTGAATAAAAGTGACAAGAAACACCACAAAGTAATGTGTACGCACTGCCGTAAATGGATATGGTTTTGGGCTGGCACACAAGAATTTCAGATAAAAGAGGTTCCACAGAGAACTTCTGCAAGTGGCATGAGGTTTTATTGATGTATAGATATGCTCATAAAAACGTAAGACCTTTTTCGGCTGTCTGTCAGAACAATTACGGCAGACAAGTTATTTTCACACGCAAAAGGCAAATCACAAAAAACAACATAATAGAAGAACTGAATAAAGCACTTGTGATTCACGAACAAAACGCTATTGAGATTGAGTATCTTGACAGATACTATCGTGGTGACCAACCAATTTTGTATCGGCAGAAAGTGAACCGACCGGAAATCAATAACAAGATTGCTGTAAATCTTGCATACGAACTTGTTGAGCGCAAAACCGCAGAGATGTGTGCCGAGCCAATCCAATATGTGCTGCGTGGCACCGATAACCACAAGTCAGAGGAAATCACACGGCTTAACATCACAATGGATTCAGAAAGCAAACAGGAGTGTGATATAGACATACATCGTTGGAGAAGCATATGCGGTACCGGCTACAGATTCATCGGTAATGATGACGGACAAGGACAGTTGCTTGATGAAAGCGATTTTTACTTATCTTCTGAAAATCCAATGTATACGTTTGTAGCGTACTACTCAAACGGCCGTCCAGCATTCTCTTGTCAAATCGGAGAGGATGAGAACGGAGCAGATATTTATTATGTGTTCACCGATAATGAGTGGTTTGATATTCGTAACGACAAGATTTATGCAAGCGGAATAAACGGCAATAGAGCAATTCCGGTGATTGAATATCCGAACAATGCAAGGCGATTATCTGACATTGAAATGACTATTGCAATTACAGACGCTATTAACGTGCTTACATCGGACAGGATTAATGGTGTCGAGCAGTTTGTGTCTGCATGGGTGAAATTTGTTAATTGCGAGATTGACATAGATACATTCAGAAAAATGCGTCAAGAGGGAGCATTGGTAGTTAAATCTAACAATGGTTCAGATAACAAGGCTGATGTTGATGTAATGACGAGCGAGCTTAATCAGACAGAGGGGCAAGTGGTATTCACAGACCTTTTTGAAAGATTTTTAAGCATACAGGGCCTTGCAAATCGTCAGGGTAATACAGGCGGTGATACCGGCTCGGCTGTAGAACTGAGAAACGGACATTACGATGCCGGGCTTAGGACGGCTATTAATGAGCCTATCCTTAAGAAGTCAGAGAGAATGGCACTTAGGCTTATTCTTAACAGGCTGAGAATTAATAAGGGATTTACGCTTATGCCTAGTGATGTTGAGATACACATTAATCATAATAAGCTAGATAACATGCTTGTTAAAGCAGAAGTGCTTGAAATATTACTTAGGTGCGGTATCAATTACAAGAGAGCTGTCAAGACGATTGACATGTTTAGCGACCCTGAACAAGTCACTCTTGAAAGTGCTAAGCGCATGGAAATGTTATTCCCGGAAGAACAGCCGACAACAGCTGCACCTAACAATAATAACGATGATAAGAACAATGGAAAGACAGCCGATGAATAATTGGCTGTCAATTTATTTTGGAGCTTGATATGGCAGACGAAATCCACGCACTTAACAAAAATGAAATACAAGACATAGATTATGACACATATTTTGGTGAGATGGATTTGACGGACGAGGAAAAGGAAGATAGAAAAAAGCTTGCTGAAAAGTTTGAAAAAATCTTTGTTATGCTATTTGCCTTGTTATCCGGCAAGGAAGAAACAGAGATAACAACTATCACCAAAGAATTTATTATCAGATATGAGAGCATTGCCACACAGTATTGTAAGGCAAAGAAAACACCCTCATATATTACGGATTATGCCCGGTACATTGTGAATGAGGTAGTTGACGCTACCACACAAAATACTGAAGTAGAGTATTTTACTTCACAAAAGCGAGCAAAAAATGTAGCTGCGAATGAAGCTAATGCAGTCGGCAATTACAGATTGCAAACTGATATGGTGAAACAAGGTTACAAAACAAAAGAGTGGCGCTCAAAAGAGGATTCACATGTCAGACCTACACATGCAGATGTTGACAGAAAGAGAATTGATATTTTTGAGCCGTTTGAAGTTGGAAATTCGCTGATGATGTTTCCAAAAGACCATTCTTTAGGGGCACAAGTAAAAGAAATCGCAGGGTGTAGATGCAGTCTTAAATATTACAAATAATGAGCAACTTGTAAGGAAAACTTATAGGTTGCTTTTTATTATACAAAATTTGCAGTTGTGCGTTAAACAACAGAAAAACTCGGCGGGAGCGACCCGCGATAACAAAAGCGTGAGTTACGGAGGTAATTGAAATGACAAGAAATGATGTTTTGAAGCTTTTTCCGGACGCAACGGATGAGCAGATAACAAATCTGCTTAACAAGAGCGGTGAGGAAATGGCAAGAGAGAAAGAGAAAGCCAATCAGTACAAGGCTAAAGCCGCCAAAGCTGACGAGCTACAGACACAGCTTGATGAGCTACAGGCTGGCAATATGACGGAACTTGAAAAGGCAAATAAAGCCTTAGAGACAGCCAATCAGCAGATAGCCAAGTTACAGAAAGATAACGCTGTCAGAGACTTGCGTGAGAAGGCTATGTCAGATTTTGGAATTACAGCAGAACAGGTAAAGACAGTAGTAAAAGAGGATGGCTCTTTTGACACAACATCACTTGGCAAGATTATTTCCGACATGAAAGCCAATGCGATAGCGGAGTATGAGAAAAACGCACTCAAAGGTACTCCGAATCCAAACAATGGCGGTAAAAATGATGAACCCGACTCAAAGCCGGCAGATGTAGCCAATGCAGAACAAATCTCATTTGGCACAGTTGCAAGTGCAGAGAGCCAAAACAGCTATGTAATTTAAACAGGAGGTAGAACGATGGGAAAACCAATCGTAAGAGACTTTACACAGGGTAAAGGAATTTTAAAATTTTTCCCTTATGAGGGTGCAGCGTGCCTTGTACCACAGACTATGGTAACAAGCGCAGACACAAACGGAATGAAGATTGTACCAGCCGGTACACCATTCCCAAGCAATGATGCAGAGTGCAAGGGTTATCTGTTACACGATGTAGATGTAACAATGGGTGACGCACCTGGAACATATGTATATCAGGGAACTATTGATTGGGAGAAAGTTAAGACACTTTCAATCGCAGATGAAGCTAGAACTGCAACACCTAGAGTTACTTTCTATGGCGCACCAAAGATTGTAGCAAGTCAGGTTTAAAAGGAGGTAGAAGAACATGGCATTACCATTAGCAGAAGCATTTACAGCGAGAAGCCTCGGTGTAATGTGGGATAACTACAAAAAGACATTAGGAACTGCCCCTTATCTTGGCAGACAAAAATTCGGAACACGTAAACAGGACTCACTCGACCTTAGATTCATCAAGGGCAAGAACGGACTGCCGGTATCACTCAAAGCTTCAAACTTTGACGCACAGGCAGAGTTAAGAGATGTTGGAGGCTTCTCTGACATTCAGAACTCAATGCCATTTTATCGTGAGGGATATATGGTAACGGAGAAAGAGGAACAGGAGTATGACAATTACAGAACTTCTGAAAACTCTAGCCTTGCCAATAACGTATTGCGTGAAATCTCTAAGAAACCAATGATGTTAATTGAGGGTGCATTAGTTGTACCGGAGAGACAGATTTGGCAGTTACTTGCACCTACAGATGGTGTACCAAAGGTAAAGGTTGTACTTGGCGATAAGAACTATGTCGTTGATTACACAGCCGATAATGGCGCAGAGCATAAGGAAAAGCACTTTAAGTCAATTACCGGCACAAGCGCATGGGATAAGTCTACCACATGTGCACCACTTGATGACCTTATCACAGCTCGTAGAGACTTTGCAAAGGCTACAGGCTACTCACTTACACGTTTCACCATGAATACAGAGACTTGGGAAATGGTGCTTAAGGCAGAGGACACAAAGAAACAGGTACTCGGTATCACAGCTTACAATGGCGGTATCAGATTACAGCAAGGACAGGTTACTGAATACCTTAGAGGATATGGTATCGAGATTGAAGTATACGATAAGCTCTATGTTGACGAGTCAGGACAGACACAGTACTTTGTACCAACAGGCATTGTATCTGCACAGTCTGCCGGAGTATTCCTTGGCGATTACACATTCGGTAAGACTCCAGAGGAAAGAAGCGGAAGTATCACAGACGGAAACCTCTCACTTGTTGAGACTGGTGTATCTGTATACACATACGCTACAAATCATCCTATCAATACTCACTGTATCGTATCTATGATTGGATTACCTACATTCGAGGGTATGGATAGCGTTATGGTTCTCAAAGTTAAGGAGGATTAAGGCTTATGATAGCAACGCACTCTATAAAGCATGATGGAGTGTGGTATAAAGTCGGAGACGAGGTGCCGGAAAGCAATAGCAATTCGGTGCCTTCTGATTTTATGAACCCACCTGAAATACCATACACAAAGACGGAAATTAACAGAATGTCAACAGCCGACTTAAAGAAGCTTGCGAGCGAAAATGGTATTGAAAATGCCACAGAAATAAATGGCAGCGACTTGAAGAAAATGTTAATTGAAAAGTTTGGATTATAAGGAGCTTGACTATGGAATTGAAAGACACAGCAGAAATGATGAATAGTGCTGATTACAAAGAAAGATTTAAAGCAGAGTATCAGCAAGTAGTTATTCGCTATAAGAAACTAAAAAATATGCTTGACAAGTGGGATAACGATGAACTTACATTTACTCCAACTTGCCCTAGAAGCACATATAATATGCAGATTAAAGCAATGACAGATTATATTGCAGTTCTTGAAGCAAGAGCGGTAATGGAAAATGTAGAGCTTTAGAAAGGGCTTGAGCTATGGCAGAATACACCACATTAGAGCGAGTCAAAATCAGACTTAAACAATATCATATCGAAACTGTCACAAACGACGATTATACAACATCTGATGTGGTCGCATTCGATAAAAATGAAGATAACCCACTCATTGAACAGCTCATTAAGCAAGCTACGGAAGATGTGAAAGCAAAAAGGTGCTATCCGGACACTTTCACTGATGATGATGTAACTGCCGATTTAAAGCAGTTTGAGAACGTTATTATCAATCTTGCTGTCTACGACCATTCACAAGCCGGTGAGAACTACATGAGCGCATTAAGTGAGGGCGGAGTGAGCCGTACATGGAAAGACAGAGATAAGCTGTTTGTCGGAGTTTTTCCTTTTGTCAAAGTGCTATAAGCAAAAGAAGATTGTGCGTTACCATTTTACTGATGTCGGTAAAGTGGTAGCAGGCGGTACACATTAAGTGGTGGTGGGCGGTGTGCCAAAATTATACGAAAGGCGGTATATCAATGCCAATAGCAGTAATTATAAGCATCGTATCAGTTGCTTTTTCCGTCTTTTTTGGGCTGTTTACTTTAGCTTTTAACCTAAAGAATAACAAAAAGTCCGATAATTCAGAGCTTACGGAACGTGTTCGGGAGAACACAAAGATAAACATAAAGCTTGACACTATATCAAGCAACACAACCGAGATAAAAAACGAGGTATTGGAAATGAGAAAAGAAATCAACTCTCACGATAACCGAATTGTTAAGGTTGAGGAGAGCGTTAAGTCGGCTCATCACAGAATAGATGGGCTTGAAGCAAGAATTAACAGTGATAAGGAGGACTAAGACATGGACTTTACACAAGTACCTACAGTAGTTGCTATTATGGTGATTACTTATTTAATCGGATATGCTTCAAAGCAGATACCACAGGTTAAAGATAATGTTATTCCTATTATCGTAGGTGTAGCCGGTGGAATACTCGGTATTGTTGGAATGTTTGTAATTCCCGGTTATCCGGCAGACAACATCCTTGATGCAATAGCAGTTGGCATTGTGTCGGGCATGGCAAGTACCGGTGTTAATCAGATTTACAAGCAGATAAAGAAAAATGCTTGACATCAATAAGCAAGCCATGAAGTACGCGCTTCAAGGTCAAACAGTCACAGTTTATGAAAAAGACGAGGACGGAAATCTAAAGTTTTACGAAACAGAGGACGGAGAGAAGATATACTACACCCATGAAGAAACAGGCTTTTCGGAGCCGGTTGATTTTCGGGCGAATATATCATTTGACGGAGGAGAAGCGCAGAACAAGGAATATGGCTTTAATACGGCTGATTTTGATGCTGTTTTGCTGACAGACAGAGGAGAATACCCCTTTAAAAAAGGTGACGTTATTTGGCTTGATAGTGAGCCTACAAAGGACGAAAACGGATTAGTTGATTCAACTTCCGCAGACTTTACGATAGTCGGAGTGAAACCCTCTCTCTATTCAGTTAAATACATGCTCAAAGCAGTTGTGAAAGAAGTGTAATTATGAAGCTTGACATTTCCCTAACAGAAAAATCTATACAAGATGCGATAGACAAGCTTGAAAGATACAAAGACCGCTTACAGGACAAGTGCATAGCGTTTGTTGGAGAGCTTGCTAGTAATGGCATTGCCGTAGCACAAGCAAATACAGGCAATTTTGGACACTATATCACGTTTAGTTACGAAATTAAAGATACAACAGACGGCTGCACAGCAATTGTGCTTGCTACCGAAACAGGACAGATACAAAGTACATGGCAAACGGCTGACGGACTCAAAACAGTTGATGTATCGCCTTTGCTTATGGCTGAATACGGCTCAGGTTGGAAAGCTAAACCACATTTCAATGACACAAGAGGTGGTCAAGGAACTTTCCCAGGGCAGACACACGCATTCGATAGTGAGGGCTGGTATTGGAGAGACGAAAGCGGAGAATTACACCATTCATACGGCATTACACCTACAATGCCGATGTATCACGCATTTGTAGAAATGGAAAATGACATTATGAGAACAGCACGGAAAATTTTTTAGTTGAGGTGATAAAGTGGCGAGTCAAAATCAATGGGTTTATGACCTTGAAAATCTCACATATGCGATTGTTAAAACACGATGTGAGAAAAAATTGAAAACTAAATATCCCAAACTTAAATTTACACAAGAGGAGCAGTCGGACAGTTCAACGGCTAGTTTCCCGACAGTGCTAGTTCAAGCGCTCGAACCTATTGAACAGAACGAGGATTTGGAGTGTGAAAAAATAAATACAGTGTTATTTACGGCACAAGTAACTGTTACAACGAATAAAAGCCGTTCAGAAGCCTTGAATGTGGCGCAGACAGTGGCTAATGAATACAAAGCTATGTCATTCAAGCTGACAACAATCCCATTCGCTAGGAAAAACGGCAAATTATGGACAGCAACATTACGTGCTAGGCGGTCATTCGATTGGAATGATAGATTATAAGAGCTTTTTGGCTCTTATTTTTTTATGAAAAATTAGGAGGTAATACAAATGGCAACAGGTTTAAAAAGTAGAATTGCTTACAAGACACCAACCGCATCCGCCACAAGTGGCGATTACTGGGCTGGAACTTACAAGCTCTTACTTAGAGCAAAATCAATTCCCTCACCATTCGGCTCACAGAACATGGTAGATACTTCAACCCTTGAAGATTTAGTAGAGACACAGGAAATGGGTAGACGTTCAGCCGGTTCTATGGAAGTTGAGGGAGCTTTTGAGAAGAAGTACAAAGACGAGATGGTAACCAATGAGGGTAAGAAACTTGACTTTATCATTCTCTATGGTACAGACGGAAAAGGTTCAGAGGGTATCTGCGCTTTTATCGGTCAAGAGTCATTCGCCCCGGGCGAGGCTTCTGACGACCACTTAACAGGAACTGCGACTGTATCAGTACAGACAGTACCTAAGTGGATTGAGGATAACTACGATGTTGCAGTCACGGAGGATGACCAAGGCTATCCAACAGCAATCACACTCACAAAAAAATCATGAGCCAATCGAAAAAAGCCGTAGCGGTTGGCTATGATGATAGCACGGCTGACAGCGAACTTGAAGAAACAATATAGTAAGGTAATTGAGGCAGTGTTAAAACTGCCTCTTTCCCTATATAAATTAGGGAGAAAGGGAAAGATAAAATGAAAATTAAATTAAACGGAAAAGAATACACAGTTAAATTCGGATATGCACCGGTATATAAGAATAAAATTATCCCAAGGCTCGTAGGAATGGAGCAAAAGGGCGAGGGACTTGAAGTCATTGACAACATGCTTGGATTTTTACCGGAGTTTTTGCTAGTGGGCTTGCAAAAGTTTCACGCTGACGAATTTGGCTTTGATTTTGACGATAAAGAAGCAAAAGAGAAGCAATTAGCGAAGATGTATGATTTGCTTGACGATTATCTCGATCCAGAGAATGAAGAGGGTGGAGATATAATGTCACTCTACAACGATTTGTCGGCTGAAATGGAGAAGAACAGTTTTTTATCAAAGATGCTGGCGAAAGAGAAACAGACAGCCAAGAAGAGACCAATCAAGAAGTAAAAGAGCTTACGTGGGAAGTGTATTGTGATGAAATCCGCCCATATTGGCTTTTAGCGACTAAAGGCTATGGATTTAGCGTTGAGGACATAGACATGTCTTGTCCGGCTGATTTAGAGCCTTATTCAAAGGCTTATATGCTCGAGCAAAGAGAATCTGACTCTAACATGTGGGCTTGGTGGGGCACATACGGATTAAGTGCAACTCTTACAGCTATCGACAGAGCCTTAAATGGCAACAAGGCAAGAGCAAAATACATTGAAAAATCATTAAACGAGCAATACTCAAAGGATAACGAGCCTAAATACAAGGAGTCTAATGAGGAAATTGCTATCTATGAAATGAAGCAACGAATTAACGCATTAAGACAGTCAGGATTACCTGAAAGTCCTGATTAATGAGGTGACAAAATGGCATATAAAGGAATTGACGTATCGTCATATCAAGGAAATATTGATTGGAGTAAGGTTAAGTGGGCTGGTGTACAGTTCGCTATCTTAAAAATAATCCGTAGAGACCTTAATCCGGATAAAACCTTTGAGCAAAACTGGAAAGGCTGTACTGATGTAGGAATGCCGATACAAGGTGTTTATAACTACTCATACGCTACAACAGTAGACAAGGCAAAGACGGATGCGAACAAGGTCATTCAGACGCTTAACGGAAGAAAAACTTTCGTTTGGTTAGATGTTGAAGATAAGTGCCAGCAAGGACTTGGACAGACGCTTATTGACATAATTAACACATATCAGAGTGTTATCAAGAGTGCTGGGCTTAACTTTGGTGTATACACAGGGCTTAGCTTTTACAATCAGTACATTGCGCCATACGCAAATCAGATTAACTGTCCGTTTTGGATTGCGCGCTATCCGTCAACTAAGGGGATGTCTATTGGTGATGAGCCTAATAGTGCAAAGAAGCCTGTTATTCAACATTCTCTGTATGGCTGGCAGTATTCGAGCGCATTTACCTGTAGCGGCCTGAATAACAGCACAGATGCTAACTTACTATACATTGAGCTTAATAAGGGTGATGGAATAGAGAATAGTTCGGCACCAATAGCAACTCCTGTAAAGAATAATGCTTGGAAAGGCAACGAGGAATATTACCTCGATAATGATGATGTAAGAAAATGGCAACATGCTATGAACATCGGATTTGACACAGACGAGCTTAAGGAAGATGGCAAGTTTGGAGCTAATTCACAGAGATTTGCCAAAAATCACAATTTGTGGAGCGGTCAGAAGCATAACTGCCCGACAGCCATTAAGTGGCTGAGAAAAACTCTGCATGACAAGTATCATTTTTACAAGCTTGATACTGATTACGGCAAGTGGACGGACTATCTCACTAAATGTGTCAAAGTATTTCAAAAGAATAGAGGGCTTAAGCAAGATGGCTATGTTGGGTTGATTACGACATACTATCTGCTCAAAGACTAAATACATGAGAGCTACTTTAGGGTAGCTCTTTTTTATTACAGGGAGGTGAGAAAATGGCAGAGAGCATTGAGCTTCAAATCAAGTCGGGCGCACAGCAAGCGATTAAAGCCATAGGCAATTTACAAAGTAAGTTGCAAGGACTTGGAAGTACTCTCAATTCCCTCAATGGTGCAAGCATAAGCAATTTTGCGAGCGGAATGTCACAACTTGCAACATCACTTAGAAGTGTGAGCAGTATTGACACACGTACCTTTAGCAAGATTGCAACTAACATGGAAAAGCTCGGCAACCTCGATACTGCAAGGCTTGTCAGCTCGGCAAGTGCTTTAAAGAGTATGGCAACAGAATTGTCGGGCTTTGCGAGTATCTCAAAGCAATCAGCAGAGATTACACAGCTAACAGCTTCAGTTTCAAAGCTCGGCTCAAAATCAGCCGGATATGCTGCGGATAACATCAAAAACCTTGGCAGCGCCTTGAAAGAGGTAATGACAACATTATCTAACGCACCGAGAGTCAGCAACAACATTATTCAAATGACTAACGCACTTGCTAATCTGTCACAGCAAGGTTCAAAAGTCGGTTCGGCTAGTAGGTCGCTTGTAACAGGCTTTTCGAATACAACTAAGTCGATTAAGAGTACAAGAAGCGGATTTAGGGGATTGGCTTCAACTATCGGTAAGTTTTACGCAACTTATTGGTTAGTTATGCGAGCTGTCGGAAAAATAGGCAGTGCAGTTGATTTAGCGAGCCAATTAACAGAGGTTCAAAACGTAGTAGATACCACGTTTGGCGACATGGCAAGCAAGGTTGATGATTTTACAAAAACATCAATTCAAGACTTTGGAATGTCAGAGCTGACAGTTAAGCAGATATCAAGCCGTTTCCAAGCTTTAGGTACTTCAATAGGCCTTTCATCAGAGCAAGTGGCAAATGGTACGGCAGTGGCAAATAAAGCCCTTATGAGCCAAAATAACACGCTATACAAGACTACAGACAGTATGGCTGATATGTCGCTTAATCTGACAAAATTAGCAGGTGATATGGCTTCGTTCTACGATGTAGACCAAGCTGATGTTGCAAAGAGCTTACAATCCATTTTTTCAGGAACAATCGCACCATTAAGGAGATACGGACTTGATTTAACACAAGCCACTCTTTCGGAGTGGGCTATGAAAAACGGACTTGACGCAAATATCAAGTCAATGACGCAAGCTGAAAAGGTATTGCTAAGATATAATTATGTCATGGCTAACACGCAAGCTGCGCAAGGTGATTTTGCTAAAACTGCCAACACTTGGGCTAACAGTGTAAGAGTCCTTAAGCAAGAGTTTCAAGCATGGGGCAGTATCATAGGTAGCGTAATAATCAATGCTTTAAAGCCGTTTGTTCAAGCCTTAAGTAAAGTAATGCTCAAGGTTATTAGCTTCACAAGAACTGTAGCTGACGCACTCGGAGCAATCTTCGGATGGACTATCGAAATAAGCGGTGGCGGTGCTACTGTTGACGGCATGGAGGACATAGCTGGCGGAGTAGGCGATATTGGTGATAACGCTGATAGTTCCAACAAGAAAGCGCAAAAACTGAAAAAGACATTGCTTAGCATAGATGAGATACACGCACTTGACGATAACAGCGATAGTGGCAGTGGTGGCGGTTCAGGCAGTGGCGGTTCAGGTGGCGGTGGAGCTGGCGGTGGTGTTGATAGCTCACTGAAAAAGACAGATGGATTGCTTGAAAAATACAAATCATCAATCAAAGATTTATACTCACTCGGAAAGTACATCGGTGACGCTCTTGCTAGTGCTATGGAGAGCATTGATTGGAAGAAGATATATCAGAAAGCTGACAATTTCGGAAAAGGACTTGCAGACTTCCTTAACGGCTTAATCAGCCCAAGACTCTTTTATGATTTGGGTGCAACAATAGCTGGTTCGCTGAACACAGCTTTACATTTCCTCAATTCATTCGGTACAACATTCGACTGGACTAATTTTGGCTTGTCGATTGCTAACGGCATTAATGGATTTTTTGAGAATTTTGATTTTGCGTTACTAGCAAAAACTATTAATGCATGGGTGCAAGGAATATACACCATGCTAACCACGGCAATTAAAAATGTGTCGTGGAAAGACATACTCAAAGGAATTACGGACTTTTTAAGCAATTTGGACATTAAAACTGTTGAGATAATAGTTGGTACATTGCTGATAAAAAAGATAATTTCGTTAAAATTGGGTTCAGTGGCACTCGCTTTTATTGGAAAATCATTATCAAAAGCGATAGCACAGGCAATAGCTTCAAAAATTGGATTTGAGCTTGTAGAGGGAGCTGGCATTGGAACGGCAATAATGCAAGCATTTAAAGTCATTTTTGCTTCACTATCAACAAATCTTGGATTGCTCATAGAGGGATTATTCAGTGGCTTGAGTTTGGGTGATGCAATAACGGCTGCATTCGGAACAGGAGCAGCAGACCTATTAGCAACAATCGGTTCTGCTTTTTCGGCAATAGCCGGAACAATTTTATCTATCGTAAATTTTGTCAAAATGCTAAAAGACGGATTTAGCTGGGTGAATGAGATTTTAATGGTAATAGGTGTTGCATTGGCCACAATCGGAGCAATATTAGCCGGTGTGGCAGCATTGCCAGCAGTAATTGTTGGAGCAATAGTGGCAGCAGTTGCAACGATTGTTGTTGTGGTAAAAGATAATTGGAACACAATTTGTGAACTATTTTCAACAGTTGGCGAATGGTTCAATGGAAATGTCATTGAGCCTGTAGTTTCATTTTTTAAAGATATGTGGAAAACCATAAGTGGCTTTTTCGGTTCTTTATGGAAAGACATAGTAGCTGTGTGGCAAGGAGCTTCGAAATGGTTCAGTTCCACAGTAATTGAACCGATAGTTGGCTTTTTTAAAGGCTTTGCTACACGAGCACAACAGATTTTTCAAGGTGTTTGGATAATAATTCAAGCAATTTGGATAGTAGCTTCAAGCTGGTTTAATAATAATGTAATTACTCCAATTTCAAATCTGTTTAATTTTTTAAAAACGTTTATACAGACAACGATACAGACAGCAAAAGATTTTGTCTTTTCAACGTGGCAAGGGGTGGCAAGTTGGTTTAGCGGTACAGTAATACAACCGATTTCAAACTTTTTTAATATGTTGAAAGCTGGCATAACATCGGCACTTAGCGTAGCAAAGAACTTTGTTATATCTACTTGGCAAAGTGTGGCGGGTTGGTTTAATGGCAATGTTATTTCGCCTGTTGTAAACTGCTTTAATATTATGAAAAATGGAATTACAAACGCGTTTAATTATGTGTGGAGTTCAATAAGAGGCGGCGTTACAGGAGCTATGAACTACGTTATTTCAAAAATAGAGAATGGGGTTAATTTTGTTGTCAGTGGAATTAACTCTTTATTAAGAGGATTTAACAAAGTTGTTTCTATGGCTGCTAAGGTGGCCGGTACAAATTGGGGCGGAGTATCGTTGGTTCCGAAAGTGCATATTCCAAGGCTTGCTAGTGGCGGAATTTTCCCAAGGGGAGAGGACGGCATGGCTTTTATTAATCATAACGAGTTAGTCGGTAGGTTCTCAAATGGCAAAAACGTGGTAGCAAATAACCAACAGATCACCGAAGGAATTAAACAGGCTGTCATGGAGGGTATGGCACAAGTAATGATGAACTATAATGCCGGTGGAAACCCTGCGCCTATCATTGAAAATGTGTTTAAGTGTGACAGCGAAACCCTCTATCGCATGACACAGGTAGGCAAGGCAAAGCATGGACAACGATATATTGTAGCAAATGAATTTGGCTAAGACACTCACCCTTGCGTGGGTGTCTTTTTACGAGGTAACAATATGGCAATGATGTTAGTAGACGGAGTGGAATTACCTACTCCGTCAACTTTTGAATGGGGCATGATTGATGTGTCTGCAAGCGACAGTGGACGTACACAGGACGCTCAAATGCATAAAAACAGAATAGCACAGAAACGACAGCTTAAATTGTCATGGAGTGGTACAGACACGGCTAGGACAGCAAAGATACTTCAAATGGTAAACCCCGAATATATCAGAGTGACATATCCTGACGCTATGAGTGGCACTGACGAAACACGCACGTTCTATGTGGGCGATAGGAGCGCACCTATCAAGATATGGACTATTAACAATAAGAGGTATGAGACATTGAGTTTTGACCTCATAGAAGTATAAGGCGGTGATTAAATGCTTAACGTATCGGCTAAATGGCAAAGAGCAGTAATGCTCGACAATGATATAAATGTAAATTGCTTTGCTGACATAATTACGGCAAGCGGTGAAAAAATTCCTATTAGTGATAGTGAGTTGTGGGCGAATGGCTTCGAGGTCAATGACTCAACATCAAGCAATGGCACTTTCACAATCGGGGCTTTGATTGCCGGAAAACTGAAAATTAAGCTGAATAACATTTACGAGGATTACAGCAAGTATGATTTTGACAAGGCAAGCGTAACAGCATATGTTTCAAAAAGTTTTTCTGACGGCACAACCGAAAAGCTAAAAATCGGTGAGTATAGAGTCAGCGAAACAAGCTATGACGGCTCACTCATAACGCTTACTTGCCTTGACAATATTAATAATTTCAATCGTGAGTATGACAGCAATTTAAGCTACCCTACGACAGCGTATGAGGTAGTCAGAGACACTTGCATTAAGTGCGATGTACCTTTTACTATGGCAAGATTTGACAACTCTGATTACGTGATTAACGAGATACCAAGTGATAATCAAAAGCTCACATATGGACAGGTAATAGCTTACATCTTACAGTTGAGCGGATTATGGGGCAAGTGCGGTCATGATGGGGAATTGCTTATCGAGTGGTATGATATGAGCCAGTTTGAGAGCCAAAATTACAATGGTGGAACTTTTAGCACAAAAACTACACCATACTCTGACGGAGATAGTGTTGATGGTGGAAATTTTACCGACTATTCAAGTGGAGATATTGCTGATGGTGGAACATTCACGGAGGCGAGAAATTACCACAATGTTTACACGCAAAAAGACTTGAATGTTGCGACCGATGATGTTGTTATTACAGGTGTTAAAGTTATTGTAACCTCAAAAGAGGATAAGGCAAAAGATGTTAATGCACTTGCCGGAAAAGAGGGATATGTAGTCTCAATCTCTGATAATCCGTTTATTCCGGCAGACAAGGCGCAGACAGTTGCAAATTATATCTTCAAAAAAATCGGTGGCATGAGGTTCAGACCTCTTGACGCTACACTCTTGTCAAATCCACTGATTGAGAGCGGAGATGTGGCACTTGTGACAGACCGCAAGCAGAATACCTATAGCTGTTTTATTTCTAACCGAACATTTACAGTTGGAAGTGGTACAAAAATTTCATGTGACGCTGAAAATGCTTCAAGAAATAGTGCGGATAAATTCAGTAGTGAGACAAAGGCTGTCGCACAAGCTAGGAAAGTTGCGCAGGCACAACTAAGTGTATATGATAAACAAATGCAATTGCTGACACAGCTAATGTCCCAATCGCTTGGACTTTTTAAGACTGAACAAGTGCAAGAGGACGGCTCAATCATTTACATTATGCACAATAAAGCCGACCTTAATTCAAGCAACATACAGTGGAAAATGACGGCTAATGGCATGGCTGTATCAAATGATTACGGCAAAACATGGAAAGCCGGAATTGATAAAGACGGAAACGCTATTTTCAATGTCATGTCGGCTATCGGCATTAATTTTGATTGGGCGCATGGTGGCACACTCACTTTAGGCGGTGAGAATAACACAAACGGCAAGCAGTATGTCAAAGATGCAAACGGAAAGACACTTGTAACGCTGGATAATAAAGGTATTACACTTGATGACGAAGTAAGTATTTCGTGGAACAATATCTCAGACCAACCCGATTTTGCAACAAACGATACGCTAAACGAATTAAAAAACAATATTGGTTATACAGAAATTAACAATCAGTATGTTATTTCGCCACATATATATGCCGGAACTGTTACTGCAAGCAATTTTGTGGGCTGTAAATACGACGCACAGGGTACAAAAAAATATCTGAAAAAGAATTATACAAGCAACGATACAGACAAAATTGAGCAGATAGTATCGGGGGGATATGCGCCTAATATTGATGATTTCTTCAAATTAGACGTAGACGGAAACGGAAAAATTGATGTACTTGATGCGGTCATTATTAGAAATAAAATTATCAATGGCAATGATTTAGAGTACACAAGAAGAGTTGTGATTGACCCTAGCGAAAGCGGAACTATTGTGTTTTATCAAAATGGGGAAGTGACCGGATATATGGCACCCAAGGGAATAAATGTCGGCTCGGTATATACCGGATATTTGGAAACGCACGACTCCGTTCAAATGTACCCATATGGACAATATACCAATCCGGTGCTTTCAATAGGACAGTCAAATGATATATTCATTAATAATATGACCGCCACAAACTCTACTGTAACATCTGACGCAAGATTGAAAAAGAATGTCAAGAAAATACCACAGGAATGTATAGATGGAGCAATGAAAGTGGATTTAGTTCAGTATCAATACATATCTAAGATTGACAAAGAAGAAAGAAAAAACTTTGGAATAATAGCGCAAGATGTTGCTGAAAAAATGGGCTTGCAAAATGATGAAAATTTTGGAATTTTGTCTAAAAGTAAAGAGTTTCCAAACGTAGGGGAGTGTTATAGCGTTAGTTATGAGCAATTCTTAATTTTAAGACTTGCCGGAGACGAGCAGAAGATTGATAAAATGCAAAAACGCATAGATGAACTGGAAGATAAGTTTTCGAGATTGTGTCAGAAATTAGGCATTAATGAAAGTGAGGTATAGCTTATGGCAATTCAAATGAGACGAGGGGCATACGCGGAGCTTGACCCATTAAAAATGAAAGCCGGAGAATGGGCGGTATCGACCGACTCTGACACGAAAAAACAGCAGATATGGATGTGTTTCGCGCCAGGAATAGTTAAGCGGATGGGAACTGTTGAGGATTTTGACACTGAAATTCAAAGACTTATTCAGAACTATCTTGACGGCATGACTCAATCCGTATCACAAGCTCAAAAATCAGCAGAACTTGCCACAAGCAAAGCTCAAGAATCAGCTAATTCTGCAAGCAATGCTAAAGAAAGCGAAATAAAAGCCAAGGCTTCTGAAACTAATGCTAAGACAAGCGAGACTAGCTCTGCTAAGAGCGAGTCGGAAGCGCAAAAGTATGCAGAACAAGCCAAAGAAATATCTGAGAGCTTAAGTGGGGCATTAAGGCCTCTTGGAACAATCAACTTTGCCGACTTACCGAGCACAGCGGATGCTAATTCTGGTGATATGTACAATATAACCGACCAGTTTACCACAACCACTGATTTTAAAGAGGGGGCTGGTAATATAATTCCTGCCGGAAGTAACGTATATTTAACTGTTGATAGATATTGGGATGTGCTTGCCGGCACACCGGTAACAGGAGTAAAAGGTGCAAAAGAAGCATATTATCGCAGAGGAAATGTAAACATAACTCCTGCCAATATCGGAGCGGTTGCAGAAGGTGGAAATATAAGCGATACAACAGTTACTTTTGCCGATACAACAACTAGAGCAAACCTTGTTTCTGGCGAAAAAGTGTCGGTCGGCTTCAGGAAAATTAAGAAGTGGTTCGCTGATTTGAAAAGCTTTGCTTTTAAAGATTTAGCGAACAATCTCACGACTACTAGCACTGGCAGCGCATTAGATGCGAGCCAAGGTAAGATTTTGAATGACAAATATGGTGAATTAAACCAGAGTTTAGGCAATTTAAAGACGGATTTTAAAATTAATTTAAATGGTATAAAAATTAAAGCTGGCACTATAGTAAAAGAAGTGAAATCGGGTAATAATTCATTTGTGTTATTTACCTTAGAACAAGTCAAAAACATGTTTGGGTTAGAAAGTTTCTCTGTTAATGATATTGCTATATTAATAAGTAATGGTGACGGAAAGGCTTTTCCTTCTCACTTAGAAGGTGTAAGTATATTAAATAATAATTGGTATGTAGTTTTTAAAGATATAGTACAAGGGGATATGAGTTGTAGAGTTCAATATGTAATATTTTATTGGGGGAATTAATTATGTAGTAATATATCTATTCTTTACAATCCCTATTGTCAATATTCGACAAAATAAAACACTTTAAAGTGCTACAGTAATGATGTTCTCAAATAAGAGAACTCTTCAAGTTTCGGTAGGGCGGTGGATTTTTCTGCCGTCCTTATTGACGTTTAAGAACAAATGTTCTATAATTGATGTATCGGAGGTAGTGTTGTATGGGATATAAGGATGAAATAATTAAAATGATTGAGGGCTTGGAAGATAAAGACCTGTTATTGTACTTGTATGTGTTTATTAAAAGGAAAATAGAGGCAGAGTAAAAGCTCTGCCTTGGTGATTATATTTTCTTTTCCCAAACGTTACCACACTTTGAACACACAAACTTTGTTTTGCCGTTTTTGCCTTTAATTCCGGTAGCTGTACCGACAACGGCACCGACAGGTCCGAAGAGACCGCCTACTGTGTTGCCAACAAGTGCTTTACCGAATGAGAATTTTTTCTTGGTATCAACAGGTATGCCAACACCATCGCAACCCCATTTAGGACATTTAACAGTTTTACTCATAATAAAATACCACCTTTCTTATTAATTTAATTTATTTTGAGTATTTTTCATACATTACATCTATTAAATTCATAATACTTTCTTGCTCTTTATCCGACAATTTAGATAACTTAAATACATAATCTTTGAGCTTACTGTCTATATTTGAAAGGTCATAATCTGTATTTGATTGTTCAAATACAGGGTTACTTTCTTCACCTGTGACTAGATATGATAAGGTAGTTCCCAAAAAATCAGCAATTTTCTGCATATTTTTAGTTTTTGGCTCACTCTTTCCTCTTTTCCAATCGGAGAGAGTCATGTTTGAAACGCCAGTAGCTCTTGCAACATCGGCATTTTTCAAGCCTTTTTCGTCTAGTAATTTCTGATAATGTTCATACATAAAAATCCCTCATAAATTATTATGGAAAACTTTAAAATAATGCTTGACAATTAAAGAAAACCATAATATACTAGACCTAGATTAAGGAAAGCCTTAAAACCTAGGTTTTAATTTTGTTATTTTGTTATCTTGGCAAGTTTCATTATAACGGAATTCCTTAATAAAATCAATATATTTTTAAGGAAAGGAGCATGAAAAATGAATAATTCTAAGAAATATGCTCAATCATATTCGAGATTTGAGCAAATTTTGAAGAAAAAGGGTATCACATCATACCGAGTAGCAACAGACTTGAACTTTTCACCTATGTTGCTTTCAGACTGGAAGAGAGATAAAAGCAAGCCAAAATTAGATACCATGATTAAAATTGCAAGCTATCTTGATGAACCGGTTGAAAGTTTCGTGGATTAGAAAGAAAGGAGTAGGAATGTCGAAAATCGAAATCAGACAGGTTGAGGGCGAAAAGATTTTTACAGAAATCTGCATTGACGGCCACAAAATCGACGGAGTGAGAAGCTATGAATTAAAACAAGACAGAGCCGGATTTCCTGTACTAACAATTGACCTAAATGCGTTTGATATTGCCACAGACTTGCGAACACTACAGTTGAATCAAAAATATGTAGGCACTATTAAGAGTATCAAATTTAGAGATGGCTATGAGGCTCATTTTGGCTCTCATGTTTCAGAGAGCCAATAGGAACTATTTGTTGAGATTTTGAAGAATAGAGCATTGTTTAGGGTTGCGACAACAACCAAACGACATTGCATATTGACAGACTAGCCGACCATTCTCAAGACTTTGTTTTTCCAAGTCGGAAGTATCTATCATTTTAATCTCAACGCGATAATCCTTGTTCTGCTTATTGCAGAAACCGGCAAGAATCATAAGCGACTCACCTCCTTATTAAAAGATAGGGAGATTATACCACAGAAAGGAGAAAACATGAACGATTTACAAATTTTCAATAATGAAGAGTTCGGAGAAGTCCGAATGACAGAAATTGACGGAAAGCCATATTTCGTAGCAACGGATGTGGCAACCGCACTTGGGTATGCGACACCGAGGGATGCAGTTTCTAGGCATTGCAAGGGAGTCGTGAAACGCGACACCCCTACATCTAGTGGAGTGCAATCCATGTCATACATAAATGAGGGAGATTTATACCGACTTATTATGAAATCAAAATTGCCTAGCGCAGAGAAATTTGAGCGGTGGGTAATGGATGAGGTACTTCCGTCAATCAGAAAAACAGGCAGTTATGGTATGCCAAAGACAACAGGCGGTCAGATACAGTTGTTGGCACAGGGCTATACAGAATTAGAGCAGAAAGTAAACGACATCAAAGATGATGTGAGTGAGCTTAAGGAAAACGTACCACTTTACAGTTGCGATATTGACGAGATACAACAGCATGTTAAGCGCAGAGTTGTAAATATCCTTGGTGGCAAGCAGAGCGAAGCATACAGGGATAACAGTATCAGGCACAAGACATTTTCTGACATATGGACACAGTTAAAGCGTGAGTATGGTTGCGTATCTACTTATAAGAGTATCAAGAGAAAGTATATAGACGATGTGCATGAGTTTATTGATTGCTATGTCGTACCTAAGTATCTTGATGAGCTTATTCATGACGCAAACGCTCAACAGAGTTTTGCATAGTGAGGTGGATTGTATGAGAAAAAGAACTCTAAAGCAGAAATTCTACACCGGCTGTGGCTATTCGATTTTCGGAGCATTGGCATTTGCATTTTTCCTTGGATTATCGGTGGCATACGGAATTAAGACAGCGAGTATTATCGTTGGAGCAATCGTAACAGTCTTTTGGCTGATACTGATTGCAATATGTCTCATAGAGGAGGGCGAACCGCATGAGAAAAAGAAACCTGATATTGATGTTATCAATTTCAACAATTGGAACTATGACCTTAAAGCCAATAGCAGCGAAAGCAGATAGCAAAGTTGAACTGACAGCCGGTGTTTCTTCCTATTTAAATGATGTAATGCTAGGGAAGATTGAACCGACAGTAATTCAGAATGAGCCGGTTGTAGTTGAGCAGACCTATGAAGAGCCAACAGTTCCAACTTGCCGTAAGAAGTACAGTTGTAGCCGATTTAAGAAGCTAGGGCGAGTCAGATATGGCGATTACACTTATACGTGGTACTCACAGAGAGTGTTACCTGGAGGCGGTCTGAATATCCCGGGCAGACATCTAAATGAGCATGGACTTGTAGTTGATGAAAACGAATACGTGGTAATTGCAAGTGACGATTTACCACACGGAACTGTAGTTGATACTCCTGTTGGCATACAAGGGATTGTATATGACGAGGGGGGCGGAAACGGAAATCTTGACATCTACTGCGATTGGTAGCCAATTGAAACGTAAGAGTGCTAACGATTACCTACAAGAACTATATCGGGCTAAACGGCACAAAGATAAATCATTTGACTTTCAAGCGTTACTAGATAAAGAAATGGAGAAACTAAATGAGCGACAATGTAAGACGAATTAGGCTGGGCGATACAAGATACCGATTGAAGCCATTAACAAGAGAGCAGAAGTTATTGCTCAACAAGGCTCATTATGTGGCGAGCGAGTGGCTTTTTGTATCGGAGTCGGACTCATACTTAAGAGTAGTGAAGAAATCAAGCCTACACGGAAATTTGATTCTAAAAACCATAAACAAATAGAAAGAGAGGAAACGCAATGAAAATTATACATATTTTTGCACAGAATTTTTGTAAATTCTACGGCAAAAACACATTAGACACAGATTTTTCAATGAAAACTGTGTTGTCCGGTCAGAATGAAGTCGGCAAATCAACAGTTAAGAGAATTATTCTTGATGTGCTGAATTGCCATGATGAGAACGACAGAGAGATTACAGGCATAAGGCCCCACGATGAAAACGGAGTCGAGATTGACGATGTTGATATTGTAAGAGCCGTTACCTTTGAGATTGACGGAAAAGCAAAGACTTTGAAAAAAATCACAAGACAAGGAAGAAATAAGGACGGCGAAGTTTGTTCGGGACACACAGATTATTATGTCAATGATGTTACATACAAAATGGTTGAATACAACGAGTTTATTAACGATAATATCGCAGACCTCAAGATATTGCCATTTTGTCTTAACGCTATGACATTGTTGCTTAAATCGCCAACAAATCAAAGAATAGCGCTCTCAACTTTTTTTGGTACACACAAAAATCCCGAAATCTGCGATATGTTCCCACAGTTTGCCGAACTTAAGCCGATGTTTGACGATGGCGATGTGGACCAGCTCAAAAAAGTATGCCGTGACAAGCTAAACGGCACAGGCGGTAGGAATGGCTCAAAAGGACTTGTCAAGGAAAGAGACGAAATCTCAACAAGGATTGATACAATCCATTCCACCAATGAGTATACAGACCTTGCAGAGCTTGAATTGCAGAAGAAAACCTATGAGCCACAGCTTAAGGAAATTGAAGATAAGCTATCCGACTACAACAAGATTTTAGAGGATAAGCAGAAAGCCACAGAGGACATTATGAACCTTAAATTTGAGCTTTCAGACATGGAGAGAAAAGCCAATGCCGACAATCAGAAAAAGCGCATGGAGCTACAGTTACAGATTGATGGCTTCGATGCTTCGATTCACAAAACAGAATCAATGATAAAAGCCGGAAAAGCTAAAATAGAAAGAACTGAAAGAGAAATTAGATATTGCGCAAGAGACTTGGAAAAGGTACGTGCTGATTGGAAAAAAGCAAAGGAGCTTGCCTTTGATGAAAGCAGTGTTAATTGTCCGATGTGTGGTCAGAAGTTGCCGGAAGATAAGATAGAGAGCATGAGAGCTGACTTTGACGAGCGAAAGACAAAGAACCTTAAAGAGCTTGAAGATAAGGGAAATGCACTATCAAATGACAACAAGGAGCTTAAACAGGCTATCGAGGATAAGAAAAAAGAGATAGCAGACCTTGAGGTAGAACTTAAGGAGCTGACGATAAGACGCGATGGTACTGAAATGGAGCTTGGAGACTTGCCTACTGATATTGATATGACAGGCAACAGTGAGTATCAGGCACTTAAGGCTAAAATCGAGGAAAAAGAGAAAGCTCTTGCAGATGAAAATGACACATCGGAACTTATCAGAAAGCTTAAAAACGAGCGAAACGAACTGTTAAGGCAAGTTTCATCGGTTGACACAAAGATTGAGCTTGGTGTGGCGAATAACAAGCGTATAGACGATAGCATAGCTGACCTTGAAGATAAGAGAAAAGACCTCAATCAGGAGATAGCTGATTGGGAGAGAAAACTTGACTTGCTCAAAGAGTTTACTCGTAAGAAGAATGAGCTTTTACAGGCTGACGTTAATAAGTATCTGAATTTTGCCACAGCAAAGCTGTTTAGACCGCTCTTAAATGGTGATACTGAGGAGTGCTGCGACTTCGTTTATAACGGTGAAGCATATGCAAGAAATCTCAATCATGGTGCAAGGATGTTAGTAGAGGTTGACGTGTGCCGAGCTTTTCAGAAAGTGGTAAACGTTAATTTCCCAATTATCATCGATGATACAGAGAGCGTTGACGATTGGAGAATACCACAGATTGATAACCAGCTAATCTTATTAAAGCACACACAGGACAAAGAGCTTGTGATTGAGGCGGTGTGATATGACAAAATTAAGAGTTTGGCATAATTGCCAAGTAAGAGCAGTTAAAAACTTTTATGTCGAAGTTGAAAGCATTGAACAGGCTTGGAAAATCCTTAATACATTATGGGATTATGACTTATTTCAGTACAAAAACAACATAAAGCCGGATTACTGCAATGCTTCCGGGCTTGAGTATTTTGATGAGGAAGATCGGGAATGGTGTGAGTGGTACGACGATGATGGGTTGGATATAAAAGAACATTTTGAAGAAAGTGAGGAATAGAAATGATTAAAGCAAAAGACGGAAAAGTTATATTCAAAGGCGAAAGAAACCATATTATTGCAGAAGCAGTCATTGTTTTACGTGCGCTTAAAGAGGAACTTTCAGAGGAAGAGTACAAAATGGTAATTAGGCTTGCTGAAAAAAGTGAGGAACAGGTGAAAGATGAAGCCGAGAGAGCAAGAGAAACACTCAAAAAGTTACTTGGATTATAGGAGGTATAGGCATGAGTATCAAAAAGAGAAATTATTATATGGGTGGTAAAAAGCATACTGTAGAGCTTAAGTATGACGGATATATGTATACAGTCATATCTGACGGAGTTTTATTCAAGCAGACAGCTAATGAACTGTTTGCGGTTCAGATTTTCAATGAGATTTAGGAGGATTAATTATGGCAGAGAATACACAAATAGTCGAGTATGAATCAAATGGGGAAATGGTAAAAATTTCTCCAACAATGATAAAAAGATACCTTGTAAGCGGTGGCGGCAATGTATCTGACGGAGAAGTAATGATGTTTATGTCATTATGCAGATACCAGCACTTAAATCCGTTTTTGAGAGAAGCATACCTTATTAAGTATGGAAGCAACGACCCGGCCACAATAGTTACTGGAAAAGACGTTTTTACAAAGAGAGCCAATGCAGACCCACGATATAAGGGAAAGAAAGCAGGAATTATTGTAATTAAAAAGGACGGAGTCGTTGAAGAGCGAGAGGGAACAATGGTTTTACCTAACGAAACTATCGTAGGTGGCTGGGCGAAAATCTTTATTGACGGAAAAGAGGACGAGTATCAGTCAGTAGGCTTTGATGAGTACGCAGGAAGAAAAAAAGATGGTTCGCTTAACAGCCAATGGGCGAAAAAACCAGCCACAATGATTAGAAAAGTAGCTGTTGTGCAGGCCTTAAGAGAAGCGTTTCCAGATAGATTTCAAGGTTTATATGCACAAGAGGAATTTCAAAATGTATCAGATGTAAAACTTGATACAGAAAAGGTTGTTGCCGATGAAATCAAAGAAAACGCAAATAGCGTAGATTTTGATGAGGACAACATAATTGATGTAGAGCCGACCGACACAGCCGACAAGCAGTCAGAGGAGCTACCACCATTCATGCAGAGCGAGGAGAACTGATATGAGAGTGATTTCACAGGACGGAACAATAGATATGCCATATGAAGAGGTGATTATTCAGAGATTCAGGTCAAGAATTTATTTTCTGAATAAAAACTTAGCAGGCGTTGAGTCACTTAGTGATGACATGCAAATTGCTGAATATTCTACCGAAGCAAAGGCGCTTAAGGTTATGGAGATGTTGAGAGAAACGTATATCGGTATGCCTATCGTAATGCAGAATGTCGCTATTTCAGAAGATATGGCAAAGGAATTTGAAAGATTACAGAAATGTGGCATTATGGTGCGAACAGAAAATCAGCCGTCAAAAGTAGAGTTTGTCAACAATGCTGTCTTTCAGTTCCCACAGGATGATGAAATCGAGGTGTGAGTATGGCAAAGCATACGATGCAGGAATTATACCAATGGCAAGCATTACCGCTGAATATTAAGGTTTTAATGACAGCGGAGAGAATAAGAAACTGGGTAAATGAATTTGGCGAAGATGGCGTGTATCTGTCATTTAGCAGTGGCAAAGACAGCACAGTTTTAGGACATATAATCAGAGTAGTTTGCGGATATAAAAATATTCCTTTTGTGTTCGTAGATGTCCCGACACAATATCCAGAGTTGAAGCAGTTTGCCAAGACTTTTGATAACCTTGTGATTTTAAAACCTAAGATTTCATTCGCAGAAGTTTGTGAAAAGTATGGATTTCCGATGATTAGCAAGGAAGTGTCAAATTGTGTAAGCGGTGCAAGAAAATATGTTAAATACCTTGACAGTCAAAAATCTAACAACACAATCTTAACAGACAGACAGACAGACAGACAGACAGACAGACAGACAGACAGACAGACAGACA